ATCGGGAGCAACGTTGGTTGCTACTGGTTACTCTGCAGATACTGGCACAGTTGCTTCACTCGCAGTTACGGGTGCGGCAACAGTCGGAACAACTCTCGGAGTAACTGGCAACCTAACGGTAGGCGGTGGCAATGTTATCTTGTATGCAACAGGAAACATTTATACTGCGGGAACCGCTACCTTAAAAGGCATTGTTTGCGTTGGGCAAACCGCGGCTACGGCTGGGGCAATTCTACTCGATCCAAATGGATCGCACGCCGCAGCAGTAGGGGCAGGAGTCGTAGCAATCTACTTCACCGCAGGTGGAAATCTAGAAGCTAAGAAGGCAGGTCCATTAACATCGACATTAAACGGCGCATGGGCGTAGGTAGGTGGAGAATATGACTCGCACAAAGCAAATATTGTGGGTTCCTACCAAAGATGGTATCACAATCAAGTCTGGCGGAACGTTGGATGTAACAACCGCAGGATCCCTAGCGATGAGTGGGAGCTTTGCTTCTACTCCCGCTTCGGTAATCGTTACAGCGGGAATGACCGTTGGGACAACGTTGGATGTTACGAGTGATCTAACAGTCGCCACGACCAAGGTGATAGCATCTGCCACTTCTGGCAATTTATATGCTGATGGAACATCAACGTTCGTAACCAGTATGATTGTCGGAGCTAGCTCAAGTACTGCACCTATTGTGTTCAGTCCTGGTGGAGTCTGGTTTGATCCAGGTGCTGGAAAAATAGGCATCTTTTTCGATGGAGATGTTAAGGCGTGCAGACACGCGGATGCACTAACTAAAACACTGAGTACAACTTGGGCATAAAGTGAGTGAGAGATAATTAATGGGAATAACGATAGAACAAGTCGAAGAACGAAAGGCGCAACTTATACAGCAACGCGACCAACTTGCAGCGAATATAAACGCTTGCAATGGTGCGGTTGAAAATTGCGACTGGATAATTGCGATTCTAAAGACTGAAGAACGTGAGGCGACCTCACAGAAAAATGATGAAGGGTCTGATTGTCAAAACGAATCAGATCTCACGCCCCGCTTGAGCGGGGGGGAAATGTGAAAAAACATGGCAAATAAAGAAGATTTACATAAACTGAAGTTTAGTGTAATGGTGGCTCCAATATCAGAAGCACCAAACACTAAGATGGCAGCGGCTACCGCAGGTAGTTGTTTAGATACGCAGGGATTTGAATCAAATATGTTTGTATTGACTTTCGGCGTAGCTGCCGGAGTAAATGGCGTGTATGCCCTTTACGACAACGATACTAGTACTACAACTGCTGGCACTATTGTTACGGGCAGAAACGTTATCTTTGCAGTAGCAGACAATACAGCTGCATATCTTGGAACTGGAACGTTAGCGAACAACACATATCCAGCAGTTGGGCAATGGGTCCAGAGTACTGGAACGTTTACGCCAACAACCGCATGTACTGGGAAACAATTCCTGTTTGCATATACTGGAAACAAGCGGTATGTCAGGCTGTATGCAAGTGCTGGGGATTCAGCAATATACACACTGACAGCAGTCCAAGGACACTTCCGATATGCTGGACGTGGCGGACTATACGTAGAGCCATACGCTGCAGAAGCATAATGCCGCGTGGAAATCGCGTTATGATGCTCCGAACCATGCTGAGGAATGGTACGGATGAAAATGGGGAGACAATAGAAACTGGGTATAAGATAGGGGAGGTACACAATCTCCCCCCTCATATAGCCCGAGCATTAGTTAAGAAGGGATACGCAGAGTTCTATCATGCGCCTAAAAAAGCTTGAAGATGCAATCGAAGAACCAGTAACAGTGGAGCAGGTCAAATCAGACCTGATCCTTACTGGAGATGCAGACGACGATCTCATAGAAGAATGGATCGTCGCTTTTAGGCAATTAATAGAATCACACGTAAAACAATCTTTACTAACCCAGGAATGGCGACTTTATTTCAGACCAGACGAACTCGATGACGACAACAGAATAACATTACCAAGACCACCAATTCAATCGATAGAAGAGGTTACGTTTGTTGACGGCGACGGACTTGTAGAAGTCCTAGTAGTAACTGATGATTATCGACTTGAAGATGAAGATTTAGTCTTGATTGATAGTTATGATGATGGTTCTCTTACAGTAGATTATTATGCTGGTTATGAAACAACAGAAGAAATTCCACAGCCAATCTTACAAGCAATTAGAAACAGCGCTGCAGCCCATTATGAAAACCGTGAGATGTTTGTGTTGCCACCGGCAGTAAAAATGCAGGTTGCACCATATAGGCGGGGGAGATTACTATAGCTAAAAAAGGCGGCGCTACTAGTTCTTCAGAAGCGGCATCATTAGCAAACTTGATTCCATTTGCTCGACCTGTATTAAGCCCATCAACTGGCTCATTACGGGACGAATTGGATATAGTTGAGATGACAATATCAAAGACGGAAACGGGATCTCCGCAGACGGTTGAGACTGTTATAGATACTACTAGAGCAAAAATTATGCCCCTTAGTGGAGTTGAAATATTCCAAGCATTACAACTAGGACATACTGTTAGTCATAGAATCCAAATGCGTTTTAATAAGAATATTGATACTAAAAAACGTCTGCGTCACTATGATATGGCATTAGAAAAATGGCGTGAGTTTAAAATAGTTTATGCCCTAGATATTCAAAATAGGCACACGCAGTGGGAAATCTTTGCCCACGAGGAGTTATAATGGCTGGCGGAATATATGCAGAACTTTTAGGAACTTCCGCATTTCTTACAAATCTTGCGACGTTCGCTGGTAAAGGCGAACTGATAGAAGATGAACTGTGTAAACATTATGCTGAAAAACTTAGGGACAATATGGTACGGATTGTACAAGAAAACGAATCTGTTTATACCAATTATCTTATCAGGGCGTTAGAAGAAAATGGGGTTCGACGTGCTGGTGGACCAGGGGATTATGAAGTTGGACCTACGGGGGTAGCATATGCACCGTATCTTGAATACGGAACACGACCACATACTCCTCCAATGGAAGCTATCACCCCATGGGCAGAAGCTCATGGAATGACGGGTGGACAGTTGTGGGCGCACATCAAATCAGAAGGAACTGCAGCCCATCCCTTTATGCATCCAGCCATAGAAGCTACGAAGGGTTTAGAATTGTCAGAAGCACTGGGACTATTTATGATGATGTGGTGAAATGGTATTCAATGCTCCGTTTGTCAAACATTCATCGGAACACGCATTACGAACACAGTTAAACAAAGTATTAAGTGGTGGAGTTAATGCGGATGTTTTCAACGGAACGGCACCAACAGAACACGATGACCCAACTGTTGTAATCGGAGAATCGACGACTGCGGCAGAATTTGTTACAAAAGCAAATGAAGGAGAAGAATTAATAATTACAATTCATATTTACACAAAAGAAGAAGGATACGACCAACTTGACCAACTCAAAGAAGAAACACTTGTAGCGTTATCTGCACTACCCGACCATTTAGACGAACATTGGTGTATTGTAAAATACAACATCGATCCTGGGTCACGTAGGTGGCATTATGCTGCAGACAAGGCACAGCAGATCCTGTATGTTAGGTTTAGTTGCGATTATTATTAGAAAAAAGTGAAATATAATATAATGTGAGGAGTTGAATATAAATATGGCAGCAAAAATAAGAGGTGCGAGTGTTGTAGCTCTGATTGATACTACACCAACAGCAGACACACCATCGTATCACATGGTGGCGTTTCAAAAAACCTGCACACTAACCATGGCAGAGGATACAATAGAAACCACCAACAAAGAAAGCGGATTGTGGAAAGAGTATATCACAGGAAACCGTGATTGGGCAGTTGAAGCAGATGGAATGATTGTAGAAACGGATACCGGAATTCAGGCGGTTGAGAATGCGTGGTTAGCAGCATCACCACAGCCACTTCGTCTAGCAATTAGTACCCCCGCAAATCCCAATGGGTATTGGACCGGAACAGCAATCATAAAGTCGTTAAAATACACAGCAGCAGACAACGGTGTTTACACAGCAGCAATTTCATTTACTGGCACCGGAGCACTAACACGGAGTGTGAGTTAAAATGGTAGCAACATCAACAGTAGTAACAACTAATGAATACGGAGTCGCCGGTGCGGCGCCTGTGGCAGCACAAACAGTTGCATCCACAGGGAATGTAATACTCGTGTGGACTGCAGGAGTAGCCTCTGGAAACAAATTTTTGAATGACGGAAATACATTACTACTAGTTCAGAACACAGCAGCACCATCAGTTATTGCGACGCTTACCGGCGTTGGAACAGACAACTTTGGTGCAATAGCGGACGTAGCAGTGACTCTCGTTGGAGCAACGATACCGTACGAATGGCACGTATTAGGTCCGTTTAGTACCAGACACTTTAACGATGCCGATGGATATATGACTGTTGTGTTTGGAACCGGCTTCGCAGACATACAGATGTCGGCTGTCAAACTTGGAACAGTTAAGGAGTAAAGGGGTGATAAAAGATGACAAATGCAGAACAAGTATTAACTGTTTATACCTCTACACAGAATGGAACTGACATGACGGCCAACTTCACGCAAATTGCGGACGGTTCTGGGGTTCTAGGTGCTGGCTCTCGTTTCAAGAACGACGGCAAAACCGTTCTTATTGTTAGAGCGGCAGCAGCGTCACGAACTGTGACAATCGTTGGTCAGCGAAGAGGGGACTTTGGGGTTCTAACTAGCACCTCGGTTGTTTGCCCGACGGGAGTAAACGTAGTTGGACCGTTTTCAACGCAACACTACAACGATGCCAGTGGCTATTGTCACATCACGTGGGATAGCACGTCTGTCGGAAGTTTTGTGGCTGCGATGAGTAAGGGCGCAGTTAAAGAATAAACAATATAAACCGAGCCACAATCTTCACAGCAGGAGATTAGTAATGAGAAAACTTAAAAGTGAGATAGACATTGACGTAGAAGGCGACGATGGCGAGATGAAGACGTATACCTTACGGTATGATTTAAACGCACTAGACGCGTTTGAAAATATTTATGATAAAAGTATACTAGAGGTATTTAGTCCGTCCATTGATGAAAATGGCACTATGATGACCGATTCTAAAGGGCAACCACTAAACCTGAATTTTAGGATCGGAATGATTCGTAATCTTATATATGTTGGTCTAATGGCACATCATCCAGAGATCACAAAAGAAGACGTTGGCAACATGTTTGATCTAAACGAAGCTAATGAAAATATAATGCCTAAGATTGCAGACGCCATCGCACTTTCAAATAGGCAGCGATTCCCTAACGAGAAATCGGGTAAGACTGGTAAACCCCCAAAAAAGTAACGTACGACGACTTCAAGACAAATTGGTCTCTCATTTTTGAGATCGGGTTGGGTCCAATTGGACTCAACTGCGATTCACTCGGTAAGACTACATTTGGAGAACTCGTCGATTTGTACAATGCTCATAACTGGCGCTTAGAACGTGCAAGACTAGAAACTGCACAACAAACATTTATTTTAGGACGCGCATGGGGAATGGAGTTGGAAATAGAAGATATTTTAGGTAGAAACATCTATCCAGCATTGCGGTCGATTGAAGCGATTAGCGGTGATGAAGCAATGGTAGACCGCAGACCACGTGAAGTAAAACTTGCAGAAGCAGAAGAAGTTAGAGAACACTTTAGATCCATGGGACTCGCGGACGAGCTTGAAATTGAGGAATAAATATGGTTTCTAATATCCTAGGGGATTTTGTAGTAAGGATTAATGGAGACATAACTGGATTTATCGCTGCGCTTGCGGGGGCTAAAGCAGGGATGGCGGGTATGGGTGCCGCCGTCGGAGCGTGGAATGCGATTGGTGTTGGAATGTCTGCCGCCTTGACGGTGCCGATTATGGCAGTTGGTGCCGTAGCACTTGCAAGTGCTCAGGAGGTCGTAAAAGGATATTCTATAATTACCGGGCAGACTGGTGCTACTGGTGCGGAACTCGAAAAACTTAAGTCGCAATTTCGTGACGTATTTTCTAACGTCCCTCAGAGTGCTACGCAAGTTGCTACTGTAATCGCTACAGTGCAGGACCGCCTACGGGGGATGAATATTGACGTAGGTACAACTAGCAAGTCAATGCTAGACCTTGCTCGTGTCACTTCTGAAAGCGCAACTGGTCTTTCAGATGCTGTTAGCAAGATGTTTAAACAGTGGCCAGAAGCAGCAAAAGATGTTAAGGGCACGATGGAAGCCCTGTTTGATACATTTCAAGCAACACATGTTCCAGTAACTCAACTTGCAACGGATGTAGATAAGTTTGGAACCGTTTGGAGAGAAGCGGGATTCAACCTTCGAGAGACAATAGCTATAATGGCCCAGCTCGATGCTGCTGGACTTAACTCAACTGATATTGTTCGAGGTATGGCGTATGCGTGGTCAAACTTACAAAAGGGATCTGTGGCTACAAAGGGTGCGTTAGCCGATGCATATACTGTAATATCCGCGAAAACAAAAGAATTGGGTCTAGACACCAGTAAGTCTAGCGATATGATGCAGGCGTTCTTCAAAGGAATTGAAGACGGAACCATCAAAGATTCTACAGCAGTTCAATTGTTTGGTTCACGATTTGGTGCTAATATCACTGGAGCTATACATGAAGGTCGTATTTCTTCTGATGCGTTTATAAAATCAATGGCAGGTATGCCGGGCAGTTTAGAAAGCACTGCTACAGCGGCACTTACATTTAGTCAAAAACTAGACATACTACGGCACAAATTAGAAGTAGCATTTGCTCCTCTTGGATTTTCACTAATTAATATGCTGACTGGGTTTATCCCAGTAATAGAAAGCATTATAGGATCCGTAGCTGGGCTAGTTGGTATATTTGCTACTCTTCCGCAACCGTTACAAAATTCATTAATTATACTTGGTCTGTTCTTAGCAGCTATCGGACCAATCGCGCTTATTACCAATCAACTTGCGATAGGGTGGGGGTTAGTGTTAGGCGTCTTGACACCTATAGCAGCAGCTCTTGGTATTGTCACAGTGGAAACAGGCGCAGCCGCCGCGGCACAGGCACTCTTAAGTTCTGGATTAACAGTGGCGCAAGCAAATGCGGCACTTTTAGCTTTGGGATACGGGGAAGTAGACGCGGCTATACTGGTAGGAAGTGCAGAAACAGGTGTTTTTAATGCCTTGTGGGCGGCAAATCCGATTGGTATTATTGTACTGGCAGTAGCAGCTCTTGCAGTTGGTATTTACCTTCTATATACTAATTGGAAGCCATTCCGTGATTTGGTAGATGGCGTGCTTAATGCCTTGAAAGAGGCTGCGGGGGTATTAGCAAAGATAATTTCAGATATAGTAGGGATCGCTCCAAAAGAGACAAAGATAACAGTAAACGAAGTTAAGGGGACCCAAGTAACCACGACGACGCCCGAAGGACCGCCCAAAACTACTGAATACGTCGGTCCGAAGTCTCAAACACCAACAGTTGGTGAAACCGGAACTCAGTTAGGACCAGGTCAATATCTTGGTTCAGATGGAACTGTTCATAATTTTTCTGATATAACTTCACCAACACCTCCACCAACATCTAGAGAACAAGAGAAAGGTCCGGCAGCACCAGATGTTGGTAAATGGTTTAACGAGCTTGGTCCGTGGGGTCAACGTCTTAAAGAGAGAGTTGCACCGCAAGGAGAACTAGTAACGGGACAAGTTCAAGTAAGTAAAGAAGGGGAACCGCTTAGAACAGAAGAACGAACATCTAGAAAGGATCCAATGGCCGGTAGCCCGATAGAAGGTCAGCTGAAAGCACTTGGCAACGTGGATATTGGTTCTGGGGTTGACCAGATCGGAAAAGCATTTGATGATGTTAAGGGTCGGATACTTGGGGTTCCTACGGCGATACAAAATGGGTTTGCCGAAGCATTTCACAATATTACTACTACTTTAAATACATGGAAAAATGCAATAGGTAAAGTATGGGATGACATTGTAAAAGGCGCTCAAGAAGCCGGTGGACGAATAGTTGGATTTTTCCAACCAGCGATTAATGCTTTAAAGGCGGCATGGAATACTATTTCTAGTGCCGCAACTACAGCATGGAATGCAATCTCTGGTGGTGCTAAATGGTTAGGTGGGGTCCTAGGACAAATAGCACATATTATAGGACAAGTGTTCACAATAGCGTGGCTTCTTATATCAAATGCGGCTAAAAACGCTTGGAATGCACTTGTTGGATTTATTGGACCGATAGTTACGGCTATTGGTAAGAAGTGGGATGAGATTAAAAATGCCGTAGGTAAAAAATGGGATGAGATCCGTGAGGCCGTAGGTAAAAAATGGGATGAGATCGTACTTGCGGCTACAACAAAGTTTAATGAAATTAAAGATGCCATTGGTAGGAAATGGGATGAAGTACGTGATGCTGTTGGGGCAAAATGGGATGAAATTAAAAATGCTGTAGGCGCAAAATGGGATGAAATTGTAACGGCAGCTACTACCAAGTTTAATGAAATTAAAAATGCTATTGGTAAAGTATGGGACGGTATACGCGATGGGATAGGTGCTATATGGGATAATATAAGGGACACTATAGGTCGGAAATGGGATGAAATACGTGATGGTGCTACAACTAAGGGGGGCGAAGTTAAAACTGCTGCTACGAAACCAATAGATGATCTCAAAACAGCCCTTGGAAAAATATGGGACGACATATGGACAAAAATCCAAGAAGTATGGAAGACAATAACAACGTTTTTCAGTGGCCTTACTATTAGTATCCCACAAGGGCTAAAAGATCTTGAAGGTATTTTAGATAGAATAATTGCGAAACTTTCTCAGGCAAAGGAGGCACCCCCGGATACTGGGAATGCCGGGGCGAAGTCCGCGGGAACCACAAGTGCCTCAGATGGACCGGTGCCTAAAGCACTCGGAGGCATGGTGAAAGCTGCTGGTGGTTACGGTGTCCTGCAAGGACCACAGATGGTTCTAGCTGGTGAAGCTGGAGACGAAGCGTTCGTTCCGTTACAAAGCGGAAGGATACCAGTTCAAATTATTGGAAGAACTAAGGAAGCGCCTGCTGGGCCAACATACATCACCAACGTTACAGTAGACAGTGAAGGGATCGTTCGTAAGGTATTCCAAGCAATACAACAGCTCGAAGATTACCACCATTTAAGTCAGAGCATTTGAGGAGAAATAATGACAGAAGTTTGGAAGATTAGGACATCAGACGGAGAAGAATATAATCTTCATACTGGTCCCGCAGCCAGTAAACGTGGTGTAGATCCCACAAAGATATACAATCTTCAGCAAGGGGGGTACGGGCAATATGGAATGCCTGTGACGATTGAACGTGACAAGGTTCCCCGCGTAGCTGGATCGGAAATTAGAGGTGTAGCGAGGGACATTAGAACGATTTATCTACCAATTAGAGTAACAGGGAGAGACGCTGCAGACTTAAGTAGGAACATTTCTAGGTTCAGACAATCTATTGCTCCAGAAAATGAATTACAACTTTGGATAACAAATGCTGAAGGCATAACTAAAGTATTATACTGTAGATATGCAAAAGGATTTGAAACTGCTGCAGATGAAGGGAATACAACTGGAATTGACTGGAAACTATTTCCATTATATTTAGAAGCAGATGATCCTTATTGGTATGATCCTCCTGGTGGTGAGCTGTCACGTAATTTTTCAACTTTACCATGGAACTCTGAATTTTTCACGTTTAATGTCATTACGGGGTTTGCACAAGATGCACACATCGGGGATACAAGAGTTACAATAACAGACACATCAAACTTTGCACCAGGAAAAGCTGTGATGCTCCGTGGCAGTAAAATTGTTATTGCTAATGAGATTGATGTTTCAGAAGAAGCTGAACTCACAGACTCTACTGCAGAACCAATTCCAACGAATGTTTATTTGGCAGTAAGTACCGAAACCCCACAATTAAATCAACCAATCCAAATATCTGGAAAGGTTGTAGACATGCAAACCGGGAAAGGTTTGGCAGATCGGATAATCGAACTGACCAGAACATTTCTAGGTGGAGGTAGCAATCAAACAAATACGCAAACTTCTACAATAGTTCAAACGCAAACCACCGGAAACGTGTCTGGCTCTGGTAATGTTATAACCTTTGGATCCCAATCACAAAGTGTTACTCAAACTAGTACATCAGTTAATATTTGTATTACTGATTCTAAAGGGAATTTTAACTTCACTGATATACTTGGGTTGGATGGTATATTTAATTATAAAGCGCATTTCAAAGGATCGGACTGGAGCCATCTGGGACCTTCTGGAGATAGCCATCCGGGTCCGGATTTTGGTCATCATGGTGAATCAGAACATTCCAAAACTATACGGGTAGGATCAACAACCGCAACGACTCTCACACTTGTCACTTCTAACACAAACCCTGGGCGCAACGTTCAATTCAAACTTTACGGATTACTTACCACAAGTGGTAAACCAATAAAGAATGCGCATATTCGACTTTATAAATCTTCTCCAAGTGGGGGTAATGAGATAGGACAAACGGCTACGAATTCTAACGGGGAGTACTCTTTCCTTCGATCAGAACCGGTTGATTCGTGGTGCACATATGAAGTTGTCTTTAGTGGCGCAGGTGGGATGCCGGATGCTGACATCCAAAAGCGGAAGATGTGGATTTTTTATGATAACCTATACCGAAAGATGTTTGATATGTATGATGCGCTCTACGCGAGGATGTATAAATTAACACACGCTGACGCATATCTACCTAAAAACAACCCGTTTTTAAACAAACCGAATCCTTTTGGGGACTATCCACCCGGGGGTTACGCAATAGCGTCGGCAAAGATACATGTTAAGATCGGATCTCCATCGTATCCAATAAATTACAGAGTTGCGTTAACTCCTAATCAAATAAATGATGGAGAGATCCAATACTTTGGGAACTCTACAACTGGAACAAAACCAACATTCAACTCAGTTATATTGATTGCAGAATCTGAATACGAAGTTGGTACGTCAGGAACTCGTTCAACTTATGCAGCAGAACGTGCGACAATCGTAGCTCAAGGGTTCACTCCTATGATTGATATCTCCGTTGTGACTGATAAACTTGCAGCACTATCGGATAAAGAAACGTGGATTCAAGGACTTTATGGTGTGGGATGGAGATACTTCTGCGGGCTTAACTCTAAAGGACGCTCTGGCGATCCTGCATACCTACGCGGGCTTCATAGCGATATAAATTATATTAACTACAATTCCGCTCCAAGAGGTTCCACTGGAACGCAACCGGATATTTCAGGAACTGGTGTTTATAAAAACAGTTTTGAATGTATGTCAGACTTGGCAGTTTCATACATTGAACAGTTTACAACGGCGGCGTGGGGAGCAACTCCATCAGTCAAAAGCGGGCTTCTTGCTCCTATAATAATGAATCCGACCGTTAATCCGATGCTAGTAAATTCTGTAGCAGATGCATATCCAGCATATCGTGATATACTTGATTGGACTTATGCAGAATCTGTTGGGATGGACAATTTTACAGTATGGTTCCATCCTAAATACAATTCACCTAGTGCAAGAGACATCGTTCCAGAACAACTTAGTATATATAAATTTCTTTTGTTTGATGACATGCTCCAACAGATGCAAGAAGCATACCCGCCGATTCCAATAAGTGGGGCGGGATGGATAGAACCTACTGTAAAGGCGGTATCACTCTCACTTGATTACTCTCTTAACCCACTTACATTCACGGGGGTACTTACGTGGATAAAAGATGAAACTCCAATTCCTGGTGCCGAAATTGCATTACAATTACACGCATATTCAAAGATTGGTGATATGTCCCGCGAAAGTACACCATTATCACACGTAAGTTCCGCCAGTGTACTCAAAGAGCAGAAAGTTATCTTATTCGATAGTACATCTGGGTTTATTGCAGGAGCAACTGTTGAGATCTCTGATTCCATACTCCACCACGAAACTGGAGTAATCGCCACCGTAGCAGCGGGAAGTATAACACTAGTCGATAACCTCACAAAGGATTACAATATAACCACTCCTGAAATAGTTTATCCAATCGTCGCACAAATAACAATTCCTGCTGGGCAAAAAGTGGTCCCATTGAATGATACTAGTGGGTTTATTATTGGTGGGGATATTACAATCTCGGATGCAGCGCATTCTGAAACTGGGGTGCTAACAAGTATCCAAACAAACGCAAGTTTAACACTTACTTCAAATCTTACCAACAGTTATTCTTCGCCAACGGTGACGCAAACAAGCTGGCCTTCTGGGCAAAAAGTGATTCATGTAGCACAAACAGTCGATTTCGCTGTTGGAAACTCCATTATTGTTGCCGATACTACCAACACCGAGGCTGCAAATACAATAGTTTCAATAAGTGGGGGAGCACTCACACTTACTAACAATTTAGTACATAAATATGCTATGGATGCAACTGTGAACAATACGGGTAGTAGTGCGTGGAGAACTATCGCTACTACCGCAACAGATATTGATGGTAAATATTCAGTAAATATAGGGCGTGTTATAAAACGCAGTAGCGATAATGCAGCAAAGAATCAAAAGATTGTTAAAACAATAGAAACAAACGGTTTTATTGTTGGTTCACATGTAAAGATATCTGATGCTCTGCATTCAGAAATAGGGGTGATAGCAAGTATAACTACTAACACAAGTATAACACTTGTCTCAAATCTTACTCAAGATTATATAACACCACTAATTACTGCATATAATCCGCCAGGAGAACATTGGTATAGGGTATATTTTGCCGGAGGATCGTTAGGCGGGAAAACGTACATGTCGTGTTATACTCCAACAGACGATGGGATACAGATATTACATCTTACTGATTATGAAACACTAGCAATATCTCAAGCAAACACGGTAGCTTCAGTGGATAGTCCAACCGTATTAACCCTCAACACACCACTGTCAGAAGAGTATCTTGTGTCAAATGAGTGTTATATAACGGAAACTGATATGATAGACACATTCCTTAATCCAACAGATACCGTCACGCGAACTATGAGTAATGGGATTGAACTTGTGGTATTCTGGTTACGTGGTTGCCCACCGTGTTACGGTGTTAAAAACCAAGTTTCTGCCCTTCAGACGGAATTTGCAAACATATCTACAACATTCGTAGAAATAGAAGATCACTGGGCGGATCCCATAACACACTTAGTCCCACCACATTATAATCCCGTTACAGGGGCATTATTAGTTGCAGAACATAGCGCAATTGATGAAATGGGGTATCTAAATATAGGGATGGATGATGCAGCAGTAAGGTATCCAATGGCGTATAACTTTGCACTAAAATGTGGACCATTTTATCCAAAACCGAGTGTTATCGGCGGCATAATGCCCGCGGTTCTATGCGTATACAGAGATGGATTATTTATTAAAGCGTGGTGTGGAGTGCATACTACTGGAATTGATCCAGTTTCTAAGATAACAATACAAGACACTTGCGGGCCACGACTCACATGGAAGTTTGGTACAAGTTATATCGCAAATAAAGTTATAATCATTAATCGTGGAGACGACAGCGCATATCCAGTATGGACAATAACCGGACCTGGTCGATGGCCAACGTTTAAGAATATCACAACCGGTGAATCAATTAGTTTGGATTACGATCTGATCGCGGGTGAAACAGTTGTCCTAGATACTCGCGAATTTGCACATACATGTTATAGCACTCGGTCATCAAGTTATACCGGAACTGGATATATGGAATCGGTCACGTGCCCAACATGTAAAGGGAAAGGCGCAATACCGTCATCGTGTGAAAACTGTGGGGGGTCTGAGATATGTCCAACTTGCCACGGTTCGGGAACTGTCAATCGCTGGGTTGTTGGTACGCTAGGAACAACTTCTGATGTTAGCGGTATGTATAATTTACGTTACGCAATAGATATAAATGAACGGTATATGTGGGGTTTTGCTCCAGGTGCAAACATTATAGAAGTTGAGATGGGTGTTACAGAATATGGAAAAAGCAATATTAACATGACACTTATGCAAAGATTTGAAGGTGCATAAATGGTAATTCATGAAGATCGGTGTATAGTTAAGTATTCTAATTATCCTACTACTGGAACTACAGTTACGAACGAAGGTATTGGTGGAGTTATGTATAACGGAACTGCTAATGATAATAATTATTCATCATTACCAAGCGGTGCTACATGTTTTGCGTTTAATAATACCACCGATGCCGTCGTAATCCCATCGGGTGGAGTAAAAACTAATTCCCCGTTCACAATTGAATTAGTATTCTACCTTAATTCTATTAGTCCAACGAATGGTTGTATTCCACTTGTAGGTGCTGGGTGGAACTTTTATTTTCAAATAGGCCCAGATGGGAGCGGGATCATCTTTAAACAGGGACCCCCAGCAGATTGGACAAAATATATTCTCGGATCTTTTTCGGCAGGAATTTTTACCTCTAACAAGTGGTATCATGTGCAAATAACGTGGGACACATCAGTTTTCACTTCAATACCATCTATGAAGGTTAATAATATCGATATAACAACATACAAGGGAACTGTGGGAACTATAACACAATGGGTCGGGGATACGGCGTTTAATATCGGTGGAGTATCAACTTGGCCACCTACCGTAAAAATAGCGTTATTCCGTTTTCATGATCGCATCCTTACTTCAGAAGAACTTACTGATAATTACTACGCTGACAACTGGCGTTACACATATGTAAAACCGTTCCAATCCGTTCCTGAAGAAGAAGAAGAAGATGCCAGTATCCCACCCGTTGTTTCCCGTTTGCCAAAAACATCACGACCAAGCGCGTTAGTCGACGCGGACTGTAGAATAATCATACGAAATGCGGATCTTGAAGATGTTGGGGAAATCACTCGGTTCTCTCAGTGGGTTCACACGCTAAAACTTAATGAAATAAGTAGTTGGCAGCTTGATATGACTACTGACGATTTTCGGAAGTATGACATTGATGAAAATACTGGGATCCTTTTTTACCGCGACAATGACCTACTTATTGATGGTCCAATAATGCCAAATGGGATTAAACATACATTATCTTCTGGTGTTGAAACTACAACTATAATCGGGGGGTGTGATCTTGCCTATTTGGTTGGGCGAATTTGTTATCCTGTTGTTACTGGTCCATTGTTTGATACTAAACTCGAAAGTTGGCGTTTTGGTGTTCAACGTTCTGCGGTAGGAATTAATTCTGCAATCAAAACAGGATGTGAAACCAAAGAAGAATATGATATCCCGCTTGTTTTGGACAATGCCGAAAGTTATTTAGTTGGATCAACTTGTAATTGGCTTACGGAAGATGGGCATCTTGTTACTGAATGGCATGATGAAAAGTTGAAGGGAAGTAACAATCGTGATGAACAATATCTATTTAATACAGCACCGATAGTGATGACTGGTGTGGATCTTAGCACAAACACAATTACGATAGATGTTCCGCAGGGGGTGTCCAACGGAGGAACACAACCAAGGGAACTTTACGCACCGCCAATCCCAGCAGGGGGGAGAATTTATCAAACATCTGGAGGGATTGTTAACGATCCAGATTATGAAGGGTTCGATGTTAGAACGGGAACTGCCGATGATGTTGTAAAACAACTTGTTTGGTTTAATGCTGGACGTGGTGCTTGTGCAGACCATTTTGGAACTAGAGCTATACCAAAACTTGAAATCGCGGACCCCAACCAGTTTGGGTCGACAGTAACGGCAAACAGTCGTGGAGAAACATTACTAACACAAGTCCAGAACGTGTGTCTAAGTGGAGGGATCAATTTTAAGATCACCCAAAAAGGCATGGGACAAGAAGAAAAGACGCTCGTATTCGACACCTTTGCCGGAGCCGATTTGTCAGTAGATGGAAATCTTATATTTAGCATCGAAGGCGGGAACCTTAAAGAATACACTTATTCATACGGTCCGCCGACCGCAAACTATGTTTGGGGCTGTGGTCCAAATACCGGCCCAGATAAACTTATGTTGCCAAGCGGGAATCAAAGATCCATAGATGATTATGGTAGATGGGAAAGTTGGATTAGTAATGTAACCGCAAGTGCTGGTAGCACTGCTGAGAATCCCGATCCGCCTGCAACAATTGCCGCTAATATGGTTCAAGCTAATAATATAGCACTCGCAAAATCGGTCATCAATGCAAACCTGACACTTACGATACAAGAAACTGATCAAGTTCGTTATCCCCGTGATTTTTCTATTGGAGACAAAGTTGGGATAATGGTTGGCAAATCACAGAAAAAACAACTTAATGAAATAATTACTACTCTTGTTTATTCAATACCTGGACAAACAGGAACCGCGTCCGGGTCTGCATTGATGGCTGTTCTTACTAAACAGGAAACACGGTCTATGTTACAACAAAGAGCCACTAGTAAATTATTACAACAAATGGCTATGGTGTGAAGTAAAAAATGTTAAAACAAACACAAGATGAATATAGAGATGCTGTAGCAGAAGCAATAATAAATGCACGTGGAGACCTTAGAGTGCACGGACATACAATAGATGATCATCAAGCTTCGTTAGACTGGCACAACGATCGATTGGATGCTAATGCCACTACACTCAACTCTCACGGATCTGCAATAAGTGGCAACACAGCAAGCATAAATACGTTGAATAGTCAAGTAGATAATTCGGCTGGATCTTTTCCAGGCGCTGAGTTTTGGGTATTTGGAATTGGATCAACCCACTCGTGTTTTGGGAGACGTTGGACCACTCTTGGCTGGGGTACTTGGTTTGATATAGGTGGGACATGGTATTGCAACCCCAATTGGACATACGGACCAGGATACCGTGTTGATGTTTGGTGTGTTGGAACCAATGCTCACATGTACCAAAGAACATGCTTTCCAGGTTCGTGGGTGTGGTCCGGATGGGGTGACCTTGGTGGCGTCCTTTTCCAATATTAAAAGTATGGTGGTAAATTAAAAATGGGGAAATATTTTGCAGCACATTATGGTGTTTTAGACAACCTAGGCTGGATGGCTTCAAAGGGATTTAATGAAGCAGGTCTTGTTGTACCAGATGGACAGCTCCCATCACCTGCGAGTATCCATAATGCGGGCATTCGCTACGCTACGCTTAATATCTTCAATGACGGTAGCTCCGCTGCCTCACAGATCGGTGCAGCAGGGGGACCATATGCGGGATATTATCAGTCAATCGCTGGTGCCGGATGGGATATGATTGCCGGTGAGGGATGCGGGGGAGATGTAATCAACACCGTGTGCAATTACCGGTGGTATGTTAATTATGGTGGCGATCAACAAAATAATATGTACGCGCCGCCTTGGAATCATCCGGCAGATAGGCGACATCTTGATTATATCGAAGCTTATACGGCAGGAAATTGTCTTAGCAACCCGGGCGGAGTGGCGGGGTGCATCAACGCCGCAAGAGCTGCTGGGTCGTTACACTTGGGGATACTTATAGGGGACTGGTGTTTGGGCGATGCAAGTCAGTATATCAGTCTCGTCGATAGTACCGGCTGCGATACGATTTGTTTCTGGGGTGGGTACGGACAACCATCATCACGTATGCAGGGATTGGCAGACCAACTAATCGGTCACTACGGCGCAGTAAAATGGGGTGGTGGCGGAGGTGGAGCAGCACCAACAAAGGCAGCAGGAGCAGCAGCAGCGGCACCTGCAAAACATCCTGTCATTCACTGTCCTTGTCGGCATATCTGGCTTGGTATATGGGGTGTTAAGGGTTCAGAGATGTCAGAACATCTTGAGTGGGATGTTAAGTTAGTTGGACAAGCAGGATTTGTTGATGACAATAATCAATGGATTGCCGGGAAACCATACACAGGTATGCTCGAATTGTGGACGGCTAACGAAGATAAGTTATGGAAACTAAATGACTTCTGGCCCGACGCCAACGGAGCATTTTCATTACTTGTAATGAGTGATACGGCAGAAAAAAGGCATTATGGTATAAAGTTTGCTCCTGGTTGGAAAGGAGAACCATATCGAACAGTAATGGAGTATTAAGATGGTAATAGCATGGTGCTTTGTTCAGGACGGGTGTTCGCATTGCGTAGACCTTGAAAATGCTGTAGCTGCCGCAGGTTTGACTTCACAAGTTGAATTCAGTGGAAACAATCCTTGTGGATCTGGTTCAACACCCGCAACGAAGACTGCTGCAGGTTGTTTTATGTATCCAAATTGTGATTCTAACTGCCAACTAAATGCGATCAAAGCGGCAGCGTCCGCTGGAACCAAAGCAGCAACCCCTGCAGCTCCAGCAAAAACTGCCGCAGCAGCTCCCGCGGGAAAGACTACTGCTGCACAGGACAAGGCACAGGTTGCGTCGAGGACAAATGTATGGTCAAATGATGTAGTTATAAATTGGGGGGAACGAAATCCAAGACCGGTAATTGCACAAACCCCTGTGGGGTGGCAACCTCCGGATGCTCAGTTAACGCCCGTTTTACCATTACCACCAGAGATTGTTACGGGGGTAACCGTAGCCTTACGAGATCATCAGAAGGGTAAAAGTAGGAAAGGTTAATATAGAAAACTATAAGAGATGTGCAATCACATATAAAATTATACAAGGAGTAGAATAAAAATGGAAACATATTATCCGTTTGCAGTACCACCAGGGAATACGATGACTGAGAACCAATGGAGTCAGATGTTCAGATATGTCCTAGGTACTGGTGTTATATCAGTCAGCTTTCAAGATCAACTTAACCAGTTACTCGTAACTCCAGGTCCAACCGCATTAACGGTTAATATAGATACTGGTGCAGCGTGGATTCAAGGACATTATTACCAGTCCGATGCGGTTAACACATTAACAATTAATCAAAATCCGAGTTCATCTGTACGGTCGGATTTAGTCGTACTTGAATGCAAGTGGGGACTAGATGCTGGAATTACGGCAAAAGTAGTAGAGGGCACTCCAGGTGTATTGTGGCCTGCTACAAGTACATATTCGGGACCAATGCCCCCAACACCTATTCAGACGTATGGAGTGAAATGGCAACTTCCATTAGCGCAAATTAACACAGCACAAAATACGTCAGTTGTTTACGTTCCTACAGATATTATCGATTTCCGGGCTTTTGTAGCTGCGGGAACTGCAAAATCATCAACATTTGTAGTTGCTTCTGATGGAGCATCACCACTGATAAGAGCAAACGCCGATTCGATTATCCCATATGGGGCACAAAATGCCGACGATAAAATCAACGAAGCGATTCAGATTGTTTCTGGTTTTGGTGGAGGAACTGTCCAACTTTCAGAAGGAACTTTTAATACCGCAGGCACCATCGAAATGGCAACAAATGTTAACCTGCGAGGGTTAGGAAAAAAGACATTGATTCAGTATCATACTGCATCAGGAACCAGTAATTATCCAATTATCCAATGTACAAACGCAGATAATATAACAATCTCAGATCTAAGTATAGACGGCGGCGGGACTACAATGCTTGAGGCCGCCCCGGACGCAAACATCGCAGGATTCGAAGGGATCTACATAACAGACGGCACGTTTAATATAGTTAAAAATTGTTGGATAGAGCGATGCTTAAACAATGGGGTTCTCATATATTCTACTGCCGGAACTTCTACACTTACAGATTCCTATGGGCATAGAGTTGAAGGGTGTTATCTTGGAAACAATCGCGGTGCTGGGATACATCTGGAAGCCAATGGTGGAATATTCAGTAGCAACCAAATCGATCATAATTTGTATGGTATTATTATGCAAAGTTCCTCGACTACCGGCGGATTCGGAGCAAGTATAAACGTCGTGAGTAACAATTCAATTCGACAGAACCTTCGTGATGGCATTCTCATAACAGCGGTTGGGGGAGCGGGAAACAATTCTCAAAATCAAATTTTCGGTAACATTATAAGCAATAGTGGAAGAAACCCTGGTTCCGGTGGGGTTTCCGCGTGGTCTGGTATCGCCCTGGCTGGTGCTGGTACATTTTGGAATAAGATATCCGGTAATTTTATTCAATGTTGGATGGCTCCGCGGCAGCTGCGTGCGATCTACTTTGACACACTCGCTAATCACAATGATGTTACCAATAATACGGTAATTAATAGTACAACTCTCACGGGAGCCACAGATATTATCGGTCCAGCTCCAGAAGGAACAAATAGGATAAAATACAACTGGGTAACAGGTTCATCTGCGTACGATTAATTAGGGACAACGATAAAAATGATAGATGTAGACGACATTAAAGTTAAAGTGTACCCCCCAAAGGTGACGGTACAAAATAATATATTTCCTCCACCAGAAGAATTACAAAACTGCAGGACATGTATTAAGGGTCGTAGACTCCCTGCAGATGCAATGTCTAAAGAAGATTATCATTATTATTGTCGATGGGATCTAAAGACCCACATCGGGTTAAAAAATTATGATAATGATTGTGGTTATTATATAAGAAAAAGAATGGGGGACTGAAGAATGCCAAGTGCCGTATTTGATGGTGCAATGCTCTCGTTTATGACAGGAGGAATTGCTCTAACCGCTGGTATCACTCACGTATTTTGTATATTGGGAAATATATCACCTGTAGCACACAAATCCGATTGGTCAACGTATGCTAACTGTAAAAACGCAACAGGACTTTTCGAGCTTTCATCTACAACATACCCAACGTATGTACAGGGGGGTAATTATGTGCCAGTATCAGCCCCAAGTACAGATGTTAATGGAGTTACGGCACTAAAGCCTAACACCGCGATTAACAACGGTTCGACAACATTTACTACTCCGATAACGTTTAATTGGGCTATATTACAGTATGCGGCTGTTGCTGATGCGAAAACTACCGATGGTAATAAGTTGTTATGCTACCTTGATTTGGGGGCGCAGTCCGCGACATCCGGTCTAGTAACACTTACATGGAATCCTGCTGGGATTATAACATTAACAACATAGAAAGAAGGAGAGATTAAAAAATGGCAAGTGCGGTCTTTGATAATGCAATGGTTTCACTATTGACAAAAAAGATAGATATACAAAGTAATGCAACAACTACATATTGTGTGCTAGGAGGTGCGTCACCAGCAGCATATAAGAGTTCGTTTGCTACATATAGCCAGATTAAACACTCTGCAGCTGGTGGTATTTATGAAATTGTGGGTTCAACAGGGGGATATGTAGTAGGTGGAAGCGGAGTTAGTACGGTTGTTCCTACCGCAGGAAACTCTGGAGCGGGGATTACCGGGATGAAAACAAATGCAAATCTCGTATTCACAGCAACTGGAACAACAATAACATGTTCATGGGCATATATACAATATGCATTGACTTCAAGTACCCCAACAGCCGATGCTAATCCATTAATTTGTTATCTAGATATTGGGGCGCAATCTGTAACTAACGGCACGCTGACGTTTACATGGAACGCTTTGGGAATCTTGACGTTAACCACATAGAGGGGATAAATCTGTGGCACTAAATGTATCAAACGCGTTGATTATATACGGACAAGACGTAATCGGTGGTGCATGTGTGTGGCCATCTATTGGAACGACGGTACCAAATGGTGGAACATTAGGAACGAACTGGTATGGCAAGGAAACTGCTAACCACTACAGTACAATTCGTACATATACTGGACAGGCTATCACAGCTAATAATGATGTAGTCACTGTTGAGCGTGGCGCACCTGGTATAATATTGTCTTATGACCGCGCACAATCAGTTACAGTAGAATGGGTATTTACTTGGAACTCCGCGAGTGCGACCAAATCATACCTTTTTTCGAAAGGTTCAGACCTGTATGTATCATATGACCAAAACGCCAACCTGATGGTATTTCACCGTAGGGCGCAATCAGGTAATCGTGATGAATGGTCTTGCAAACCGGGCTTTGTTAACGGTAAAACATACGTCCTTCAAATTGCTGGTGGAGCACCAAATACAGCAATAACTGTTATGCTCAACAACGTTAGTGTACCAGTGACTCATACCATGGTTGCTGCATCATACGACACCTCATGGGGACCATATGCAGATGAGGATCTTAAAATAATGAACAGTTATTCTCAGAACGCTGCTGCACGATGCACATTATATCTATTTCGGTTTCATAATACTAAGCTATCTAGTCTTCAGATGAGTCAAAATTATGACATAGACTGGGGGCGTGTGTGGACACTTGTGTCGGTTTCCGCACCACTACCCGCATCTGTACCTGTTACGCCCCGCCCGGTTAAATACACCGCAACTAACAGTCCCACTGCTGGAGCAACGGTTCTTAATTTTGCAGACATAACCGGTTTTACAGTAGACACAGAAGTTACGATAGGGGTAAATGATGGAAATCCGTTGCATTTTGACATTAAGAGGATATATAGTATAACCACAACTACGGCACCTGCTGGTAGTATAACACTGGTCAACGGACTTGCAAATGCATATACAACCCCTCCCGTTTCATTGATTGTAATGCACAATCAAACGTGGTATGAAAATGTTACCCCAACAAGTTCCGGCAATGTAATTGGTCCAACTACGTCAATCGGACCAATAGCGTTACCAATAGCGGGGAACGTAGGAGCGGCGGCACAAACACCGACGCGCGTCGTTGCAGCACGTTATGCAGATGTACCACCTCGACCGCACTATACTCTGACACATACGTTAACATATCGAGTTACACTTAATACTATTGTAGAGGAAGCACAATAATGACATCAGATTTGACTATAGATGAAGGATCATCAGTATATGTTACTGTTTACCCAACATATGCTAATGGAGCACCAGTAAACTTAACGAATGCAACAATAACGTGGGTTGCTAGTGTTAACGGTGTGCAACAGGTAAAAAAAGATAGTGCCATGATGACTATACTACTTGGAACTCAATTAGCTACGACGGCTGCTGCAAGTGCAGCGGCAGATCAAAATGTTATCCGGTTCACTAAAATTTCTGCATTTGGTAATGATGTAAATAGAAAGTTGATCACAGATTTGGTAATTGGAGATATCGTAACAATCATAAATAATTCTTCCCAAGAAGAATATTGTACAGTTGCATCGATCAATATCGTAACCAAAGATGTAACTATGGAAACCAATCTACTTTACACGCACGAAGCTGGAAACGCTATAAAGAGAATTATACAGCAATTTGAATTTATTCTTTTACCCGGAGACACAACATTACCATTGACCAAATCATATGGTAATGCGATAATTTGGGATCATATGGCGCAAGCAACGTTTCCAGAAGGGCTTAGTGCAGAAAATATATATCAAGAACCAACAACTATGATCCTCCTTCGTGGAAAACTTCGAATTTATCCTATACTTGATATAGTCTGATCATGGCAGGAAATAGCAAACGCCGCAATGGAAGTGAGCGCAGGCGTAAAAAACGCGCTAGAAAAGAAAAGAAACAGAAGTTAGGAAAGTTTATATATTAGTAACGATATAATAAACAACAGAGGAGGTGGAAAATATGGTACTAGGTTTAACTTTAGATCCAACACCAGCATTGAACTTGATACCCGTAATAATTCTACTCATCGCATTTTTAGTCGTAGTAATTAATGGGATTAGTCAATTTTTTGTGCTGACGGGGTTACAAACATCAATAGTAGGCTTCGTTGCATTTGTATTAGTAGCAATGTCTACATTTTTAACAACAGTAAGAGCAAACTAAACGAGGGGGAAAATTACCCCAAATTTTTATTATTATGAAACCAAGATATACGGTACAACAGACTGAAGTTATACTAGCTATGATGCTTAGAGACATAGAAAGATTAGCCAACTACGTAGATCAGATCGAAAAAGGGGTTACGGTAATGATGGGTAACCTAAAATGATCTTAAGAAAGAACGGAAAGGACATCGGTAATATTAGTATTCTTGATTTAGCCGCCGGAACAGAATTACCACTTCCGCCAGTAATAACTATTATTTTAACAGACCCTAAAATCGTTGCAGGATACGAAGAGAAAATGCATGGTCTTGATGATGAAACCGGGATCGTAGAATTATGAATGTTGAATTATCTGCAGAAACTGCCGATGCTTTAGATGTGGCTAGGATGTTATATCCAGAAACGTGTGAAAATGATGATGAACTACTTTTCAAGATACTCCTTGAGTGGATGAAATACCAAGGTAAGGAATCATTAGATGATTGGATCTCCGACTTCTTTGTATGAATATTTGCACGAACTGCAATAAACCATTTGAATCCAACGGATTTAAAATGTGTGGATCATGTCGAGAACACTTCCGCGAAAAAACCCGTAGATGGCGCAAAGCAAATCCAGAAAAGGTAAAAGAAATTGGACGTAGAGCAGATAAAAAACGTTATGTTATAAAGCGCAAATATGATAAATATTGGAGAAACAAGAATCCTAAAAGAGTTCGTGAATATAAACTCCGTGATAAAGAGAAACACGCAGAACGAATACGAAACTATATGATACAATGGTGGAAAGAGCACCCAGAAAAACGGAGAATCTACGAACACAATCGCAAAGCAAGAAAACGAGAAAACGGCGGTACATTAACTTTTGGAGAATTAAATGAACAATTCGAACTACAAGAAGGATTGTGTTTTTATTGCGGAAGACTCCTAGATGATAATTCCACACACATTGATCATAGAGTTCCAATTTCTCGCGGCGGATCTAATAGTATAGAAAACATAGCACTTTCTTGCCCATCTTGCAATCTTAAAAAACACACAAAAACAGATATTGAATTTTTACAGGAGATAAACAATGACAGATGAAAATAAAGAAGAAGATACTTTTGATCCAAAACAGATTAAATTTGGATATAAACGTGGACTACCAGACCCACGTGACTACCGATATGAAAAGGCAGTTAAGATCGTAAAGCTTCCGGCGAGTGCTGATTTGCGCCCTTTGATAAAGCGCGTCAAGAATCAAGGTGGATTAGGTTCTTGCGTCGCACACGGAACCACTTCATGCTTTGAAGCAACCCAAATAAAATTATCGGGCGCGGATTTTCCTGGGTCTAGGCTTGAGGTTTATGAGAATGGAAGGATTCTTGGAGGTTATTATCCAGGAGATAACGGGTGTGAGGTAAAAAATGGTGTGCAAGCAACATTTAAGTATGGTGTAGCACACGAAAATTTGTGGCCGTATATAGAAAGCAAATTTGATGATCCGATACCAGAAAACGTAGCCGCAGATGCAGTAAAAGCAAAAAGTTTGAATTATTATTTAGTTGACTCTGCAAGTGGGTATGCTGCAACGCTTACTAACATTAAGAACGCACTTGGAGTCACCGGACTTCCAGTTGTATTCGGTACCCCCGTTTACAACAGCATATTTAATGTTGGTTCCGATGGTATGATCCCAATGCCTAGCGGTGCGAGTGTTGGTGGACACTGTATGCTATTTGTTGGTTATGATGATTCCAAATCTGCCATCCTGACACTTAACAGTTGGGGGACTGGATGGGGAATGAGTGGCTACGGCTGGCTACCGTACGGGTATGTCACACAAGGGTTAGTCAGGGACAATTGGGTAATCGCCACAGAAAGTCAACTTGGTCCTACACCCCCAACTCCAACCCCACCAGTTGCAGCAGATGGAACCAGCCCTGCCGCAACGGTGCTCGGTACAGACACCTATATGTTTGTTCAAGGAACGGACAAGGCACTGTATTACAGGACAGCAGCAAGTGACGCGTGGAAAGCACTTGGAGGCATCTTAACCAGCGGACCCGCAGCAGTAACACTTGGCAACGATATATACATGTTTGTTAGAGGAACAGACAATGCACTGTGGTACCGAACTATGGCAAATGGCACGTGGCACTCTCTATCGGGTATATTAAGTAGTGCGCCAGCAGCCGCAATTTCTGATGGGAACATTATGGTGTTTGTACGTGGTTCAGACAAAAAACTATACGCAAAGACCCGGAAAACATCTAGTGGAACGTGGGGAGATTGGACTTCATACGGCGGAATAATCAACTGATATGGATAAAGTATTCGACCTCAAAGATGTAGAAGACCCCTTGGAAGCCATCGAATGGGCTGCTTGGCAAGTCATCAGTAAATTTTCGACTGATAACGAATTATCAACTGCTGACTTCAGTAACACCGCTATGTTGTGGTGTTACCACTCGTTTGCCAACATCTATCAATCATATGTAGAGGGCGCAATGGGACAACTCCTCCTTTAATCACCTCCTTTTTTCTTTTTTTCCCGATGACGTTAAAATGGTTTTGAATAGCTTAACGCAGTCACCCATAAATAGGTAGATGACGTTAAGACATATTTATATAGTTACACCGCCATACATAATAGCATCTAAATGGGGGGTAAATACTATAGTATAGACAGTTTTATATAGAGACAAGACAAAGGAATAAGTAGGAATCTTATGGACGAGAATGTACCTGAATCCAAAGGACGGAGCGGTCCAAATTGTTTGTGACGGATGCAACAAACCGCTTATGGAAGTTGCTCAAGACTATGTCATAGTCGAAGGCACAGAACATTACTGTCCAACTTGTTTTGAAAAGAAAGTAAGAATTGACCATTATCGAGAGCGTTTAAAAAGAATGCGGGAGATCAAGAAATAGATGGCGATTAAAGTTTATAATGTTAAAAATGGGGGAAGAGTTTACGAATTCGAAGACGGAGCAATCTGCCCGTCTGTTACAAGCGTTATTAACATATTGGGTGGTAAGAACTTAATTGGCTGGGCAGTAAATGAGTGTGTGTCTTTCCTTGAAGCCGAACTCAAATCTGCCAAACCTTACGAGATCCCACATTTACTCGATGATCTTATTATAATGGCTCGAAAGAGGCATAATGTCGTGCGAGACACCGCTGGAAGCCGAGGAACTGATATACACAAGGCTGTAGAAGGTAGACTGCGTGGGCACGATATTCCTGAATATCAACTAATAGATACCGATGGGAATCCCACACTCACAGCAAAAGTATTAGATAATTTTGATACCTGGCGGGAAGGATGTAATTTTGTACCACTAACAATTGCAAATGACTTGGGCGTAGGAAAAGAGACTATAGAAGTAAAAGTGCGGTCTAAAAAGCATAATTATGCAGGAACTGCAGATTTAATGGGACAAACAGATCATCTAGGTGTTGTGCTTGCAGATCTAAAAACAGGAAAATCAGTACACAAATCAATGAAATTACAGTTAGCCGCGTATGCTCACGCAATTGGGGAAGCGCACGGAATCTATCCTGATAACTGTTTTGTACTCCATGTATTGCCATCCGGACACATTAAAGAGAAACTTAAGATGGATCGGGATGAATACGATAAACAATTTGAAATCTTCTTAGACTTATTAAACGTCTATCGCTGGTATACTGATACAGAGAGGGAACCGTGACAGAAGAAGACTCACCAATCACAGAATCCGAGCGAAAGGCAATCGGAGCAGCGTTAAAAGTTCTAGCTGGTCGCATAACAGAAGTAGAAGTTATAATGGAAGAGTTATCTGAAATGGTTCTTATGGGAAGTCAGATCGAGATGGAATTGGCTAAACGACTCTTAAAACTTGAAGGAGAAGAAGGAGCTTTATTGACATGAATGCACAAATGATGGAAACTAGTATAATTGAAGGGGAAAAGCACATCCCCATCGCAAGATTTGGAAGTGATGAACTTTACCGACTAGTATATAACCGTGAGGACCAATATAGTTCTACACCTAATTGGGAAGAATTAGATATAAAATACGCTGGTCGAATCGGTTATATTTTAAGATTACCTATTATAGTTCCAGTTCAGCCATATAACTCTTTGATGTACACTATTGAAGAAGTCGTCGAAAAAATTTATGTTATGAAAATGGATGATCCTCGTTTGCCAGATGGGACAGATCCATCGCTAGTAACTTATAACGAAACACCTTGTGAATGTGAATAGGAGGTATAATGAACAAAGAATATAATGATTCAGCTTTTAAATTTCGGAATACAAAAAGAGATTATACTGCAACTATTGTTATGTGTGTTGTCTGGATCTTAGCTGTTGCATTATTACTGATTACACCAACCATCTAAACTATTCATAAAAGAGGGCAAACATTGAGCGATGATGAACTTCCGGGGTATCTTGACACATGGGAAATGGGAAAGTATAAAGATGACCATGGGGATAGAATAGCATGTAACAACTGTGGAAAAGTGATGCTTGTTGATAAACTAAAAAGAGTGGATCCACACGGAGGTTTATATGTTCTCTGTCCATTCTGTATTACTAAAAAGCATCTTCATTTTTAGGACGGTGATTAGAAATTGTTTGTGCAGAAACAGAAAACTTTTTCGCTTAACTTGTAACTCATTATGGGATTATATAAACGAAACATATTTAAACTAGTTTAACGTAATAATATTATGAAAAACTGTTTGAACTGCAATAAGGAACTTAATATCACGCAGAAAAGAAATAAAAAGTTTTGTTCCAGTAAATGTTCAGCAACGTACCAATGGAAAATAAACCCCCCGCGGCGAGACTCATCGGGACTTTCTTCTACAGAACTGCATGCACGATGGAGAAAAAATAACCTAGAGAGATACCGCAAAACACACAGAGATTGGTATACTAAAAACAAAGAAAAAATGAAGGCAAGACAACGTGAACGTTATGCCACCGAACCTAAATTCAGAAAAAAAATGTTAGATTATGCAAGTAGAGACCAAAAAAGTAGGAATAAAAAGAATCGGCTTATTGTTTTAACACATTATTCTGACAAAGATTTTCCACGATGTGCATGTTGTGGAGAATCGAATGTTGGATTTTTGACACTACATCATATCAATGGCGGTGGAAAGAAACACCGGGAAGCAACAAATAATTCGTTGGCTACTTGGATAGTTAGACATAATGAATACCCACCAGATCTTCAGGTATTGTGTTATAATTGTAATTTGGGAATGGATAAAAATGGCGGTGTATGCCCGCATAAAACAACAAAGTTAAATACGACAGATTCTAATGTATAATTATAATGGATGTTCCGACGATCTATGTTATCTCATCCCATGACGAACTACTTCGCTCTAGGATTTCAAAGAAAACTGAACAGTTAGCGAAGGCTCTTTACCGCACGCTTGAGGGGATAAATGTTCACATTAAGCCGGAGCACAGAAAAGGGTTATCGATGAGACCAGATCAAACAACTTACCATTACGAACCACGTACTACCGAATCAATACAGACCATCTGGCACTTGCTTGAAGATCTACATAAACTCTTTGCAACCACATTTCACGTACACAATGCTGTTGTCAAAAAAGAGTTGCAGGACGATATCAACGACTTAAACGTGTGCGTACTCCGTTGTTTACACATGTCATAATTATTTTTTTTCTACCAACGACACTTTTATATAACATGCAGCCCTATATATAAAGTACAACAACGGCGGATACGAATGTGCCGTTGGAGGACAAAAGAAAATGAGTAAGTTAGAAGTGACTAAAGATGGCGGGAAGTTGATCCTCACAAGGACCACCGTCGCAAAGACTAAGAAACAATACCTAGCAAGAGTCGAAGGAGCAGCGGAAGCAGGATCTAAATTCCCTCTTGACCTGCACTTTATGACCGATGCAGACTTAATGGAACCTGTAGAATTTGTGAAAGTAGATGGAGAAAATGCTGCTGTTGAAAAGTATGACGTAGCACCAGATACAATGTTCCAGACAGGAACTAAGGGAGACAGAGCATCATTTTTTACCGTAAATTCTAAGGGGCAAATCCTACAGATCGAGAGGCGCGACGTGCATGAGGGTGTTGGACTCGAATGGGAGACTAGGTCTAGTGGTGGATATTAAATGAGTCTAAAACTAGCGATCTTACCAGCAATAGGAACATTTTTACTTGCATTGGCAACGTATGGAATAGCATGGGTAGCTTTTTATGCATATAACGCCGCACCCATAGCCGGTTCTATGGTAATAAATTATGTTGCCATAATAATGTTGGCGATGTGGGCAGCCACTATGGCAATATACACCATTACTGTTGGGATGGTTACCATCGCAGCCGCAGCACAATAATGGATATATTTAAACGATTTAGGAAACAAGTGATCAAGGGGGGGAAATGCCCCTCTGATCTTTTTCGTGATGACCTCCAGAAATGTGAGGTTACTGACAGCGTATGCGCTTTTCATGATACTGGGGTAATTTTGCCTAACTATAAATACTCCGATAAAGCAATATGTCACGCGTGTGTATTTAGTCATCTGTCAGAAGAAATTAATATATTATTAAAAGATAGGAGGTGAAAACAGTGCTTTGTGAAACATGTAAAATGCAAGAAGGATTGACTGTCGTTGATAAGGATCGGAAGTGGATGTGTCATGCAGATCCGCAAGGAGCATTCAACGGAGTTAAGATGTTGAACGTACCGGATTTTGTAGATATCAAATGTGATAAGTTTATTTCTACAGAACCTAAGAAACCTGAACCGAAAAGACCAGAACCAGTAATTGTAGAAAAAGAGGAAGAAGCTCCGTTATGAGGATTTTGGTGACTTGCCCATATTGCTACACTTCTGTCTCTACGAATTCCAACAATGAGATCGGTGAGTGTAGTATATGTGGCAACCAATATAGATTGTATGGTAACCCAGATCCATGTATGCCAAGAGTGGTTAACAAATGACCCTCTTAAAACACGGAACGTTTGCAAATAATAAGACTGCCGGTGGTGTTGGACACCTACTTTGGTATTATAATAAATATGATACTAATTTTGGGTTCAAAATTAACGGTGAAGAATACGACTCGGTGACTAATACGTGCAAACATTGTGGTAAGAGCTTCCCCGTGTATAAATATGGAGGATGTCGTTGGACAAAGATCAAATTCTGTTCTAGAGATTGCTGTTGGCTTCACCATTATGGACGACCTTTCTTAGAAGGGGAAGAAAATAAAAAGAAGATTAGAAAAGAAGCTTATGAAAAACACTACTGGAAAAGTAAGAAGAAGAGTGTGAAACGCAGTCCAGAAGAACTTAGAGTATACCATAACGAACAATCTAAGAAATATTATCAAAATCATAAGGAAGAAATAAAAGAGCGGAAAAAATTAAAAACAGAGGGTGGTTAGAACGGCTGAAAATGTTGTATTAAAACAAGCGGTAAAATACAGTGAACTAGGGTGGGAAGTAATACCCCTAGCAGAAAATAAGAAGATTCCGTTGACTTCACACGGATTTAAAGATAGCACTACAGACCAACTTGAAATTGAAGAACTATTTAAAAATCCTAATTGTAATATTGGAATTCGAGTTGGTCCCGAAAGCAACTTGGTAGTTCTTGACATAGATGATAAATCTAATAAATCTGGTAGCGAACGCCTTAAAGAATTAGAAATACAACTAGGAAAGTTACCGACCACACTGACTGTCAGGACACAAAATGGGCATCATTATTACTTCTCATTCCCTGAAAAATGGAATGAATCACAGATAAAGAAAGAATTAGCACCAGGCGTTGACTTAAAAACGAAGGGTGGTTACGTAGTAGCTCCACCAAGTAAGATAGATAATTTTCAATATCATATCGAAACCCCTGCAGAAGTTGCAGAGTTACCAAAAGATTGGGTAAACGAAGCATTAAAAGAATATCCAATAGATTGGACCAATGTACAACCACTGCGCGGATCTGGGAAATTAATCACAGAAGAATATGGATTAAAGATGGAAGATGTTATCGACCTACCTCCTAATGCACGTCGAGGATCCGATAATTCATATCTGATCAAACATCCGGTACACGGTGCCAGTGGTGAAGGTAATCTATCTGTATCCTTATCAAAGAACCTATGGCATTGCTTCAGATGTTCAAGTGGGGGTGATGCGCTTAGTTGGGTGGCCGTGAGAGAGCACTTCGTTGATTGTGCCGATGCTGGTCGGCTTGATCGTGAGACGATAAAAAAATGCTTACAAGTATTACGTTCTGAAGGACTTGTTCCAGAAGAATCTACTATCCGAGAAACCGTAAGTGCCACAAAGCCCGATGGAACCACAGAAGAATATACTATTGTGTTAAGAAAGCTAGATGACGTTGCCAATGTAGAACGGTTTATGAGTCGCCATGCAAACGATCTGCGATATTGTATTGAACTCAACCGTTGGAGAGAATACAACGGTAAGTATTGGAAAGACGTTTCAGTAGATATTATCAAAAGATATGCTAGAGACGTAGCCGCAATAATCAGAAAGGAATCCGCACTCATAGAAGAACTCAATATGAGTGATGCTGAGAAAACAGCAATGGTTCGTGATTATGAACGATGGGCGCGTAATAGTTCCCAGAGGCGCAGTCTAGAAGCAATTGTTGACCTGTCAAAAGCGGATCTTGGTGTTAGCACAAACGACTTTGATGCAGATCCCTACCTGAGTAACTGCGAAAACGGAACATTTGATATTAGGAATGGGCAATTAAATCCCCATAGAAGGATGGATTATATAACAAAATACCGTGAGAGTCCGTATGAAAGGGGGTTTAAGGATGAACGATGGGATGCATTCCTGGATAAAGTTCAACCTACTAAAGCGATACGGAACTTCCTGTGGAGAGCTGCCGGTTATTCAATGACTGGCGTGACTAACCAAGAAGCTCTGTTCTTTTGCTTTGGTGATCGGTCTACTGGTAAATCAACATTTCTTGCTGCTATGCTTAGTGCTGCAGCGACTTACGGGACTACATCTAAATTTGCTACGTTCCTTGCAGATCGATCCGCATCTGGTGGAAGTCCAAGAGAAGATGTGGCCAGACTGATTGGTTCACGTATCACTATTTGTAACGAAGTAAATAAAGGTACAAAATTTAATTCTGCTCTATTGAAAACGCTTGTTTCTGGCGAACAATATGTAGCGAGAGTTCCATATTCACCCACATCAATAGAATTCGATCCCGTATTTAAGTTGTGGTTATCTGCAAATGATCGCCCTGAGATAGAGTACGATGACATGGCAGCATTTCGTAGATTTTATGTTGTTCCATTTGATGTTCCTATACCCGTTAAAGAACAAGATAGAAGTCTCAGATCTGTCTTTAAACACGACCCAGATATGAAGAAAGCTATTTTGGCTTGGGCTTTGGAAGGTGCCGTTGAATGGTATAAAGTTAGTGACGGTGGTAAAGATGATGGTCTCCAGGCACCAAAAGAAGTTGTGTCTGCAACTGAAGTTTACCAACTAGCAATGAATCCATTATATTCTTTTATTCAAGCAGAATGTGAAATTGGATGTGACGCTACAGGGAATCCATTTGAAGAAGGAGCCATAGAGCTTTGGGATGCTTATGACAACCCCCACGCACACTATGATATAAAGGCAGTTAAGAGTTCCAAATCGCTTGGGAAATACCTGTCAGCCCTTGGATTTGAACGCTATCGTGAAAAGGTGGGTACTCGACAATATAAATGGAAATATTTGAGGTTATTAGAAGCGTACGAAGTTCCTGGTATGCAACCCAGATCAAGTGCGTGTCCTATGCTTAAACAAACAGAATCACTAGGCTGGGAGATTAAAAAGATCTGTGGTATGTGTTTAACCAAGCCAGA